ACCTGTATCTCCTTGGGTTGTATCAGAATTAAGAGGTAATAAAGTATACGAATTATTTAAATTCTATACAATTTCTGACGGCGATACTGCAAACACACAAATTAAAGTAACTATTGCAAATATTTAATTTAACAATGGTACTTTTGACGTGATTGTTCGTGATTTCTACGATACGGATGATAATCCAGTCACTATAGAGAAATTTACTAACTGTTCTATGGACCCAAATCTTAACAACTATATTGCTAAGAAAGTTGGTACGTTAGACGGAGAGTACGCATTGAACTCTAAATATATTATGGTTGAGGCTAACTACGATGCTCCGACTGACGCTCTTCCTTGTGGATTTGAAGGTTATATCAACAGAGAGTACCCAACAATCAGTCCAGCGTTCCCTATATATAAGACACAATACTATTTCCCTGGTGAAACAATTTATGACCCTCCATTTGGTAATTCAAGTGGGACTAATAACGCCACACAAAGTTCAGGAGATAATGTTAGAAGAAGTTATTTAGGATTTTCTTCACAATTTGGTGTTGACGATAGTTTATTACAATACAAAGGAAAACAAAATCCAGTTAGTGATTTCTGTGATGCAATTACCGGTTCAGATTGGGCTTATATCTCAAGAGGTTTCCATATGGATAGTGGAGCGACTGTTGTAACAATTGGTCCTGGTTACGTAACATCAGGACAACAAGCATTTGATTGTGGTGTTGCATCATTTAACACTGAACCAACTTCAGAAACTAGTCCATACTACAGACTTTACTCACGTAAGTTTACGTTAGTAGTTCAAGGAGGTTTTGACGGATGGGACATCTATACTGAAAGAAGAACTAATTCTGACAGATTTGTACTTGGTCAATCAGGTTACTTAAATGGAGCTTGTCAATCAACAAGATACCCAAGTGCTACAGGAGCAGGTATGTTTAAACGTATTACTGTGGGTGATAACACAGTTGATTACGCAAATACTGACTACTACGCATATTTGTTAGGACAACAAACATTCGCAAACCCTGAAGCAATCAATATCAATGTGTTTGTAACACCTGGTATTGATATTGATAACAACAGTAACCTTGTAGAAGCTTCAATTGATATGGTTGAAAACGATAGAGCTGACTCTATCTACATCACAACTATGCCTGACTTTAACTTACTACAACCTTCAACATCAATGGATAATTTAATTTACCCACAAGAAGTTGTAGATATTTTAGAATCGTCAGGAATTGACTCTAACTACACCGCAACTTACTACCCTTGGGTTCTTACTCGTGATACAGTTAATAACACACAAATTTATTTACCAGCGACTGCTGAAGTAACTAAAAACTTGGCATTGACTGACAACATCGCATTCCCTTGGTTCGCAACTGCAGGTTACACACGTGGATTGGTAAACGCAATTAAAGCACGTAAGAAGTTAACTCAAGAAGATAGAGACACTCTTTACAAAGGTAGAATTAACCCAATCGCAACGTTTAACGATGTTGGAACAGTTATTTGGGGTAATAAAACTTTACAAGTTAAAGAATCAGCTCTTGATAGAATCAACGTAAGAAGATTGTTATTACAAGCTCGTAAATTGATTTCAGCGGTAGCCGTAAGATTATTGTTTGAACAAAACGACCAAGTAGTAAGACAACAATTCTTGGATTCAGTTAACCCAATTTTGGATTCAATTAGAAGAGACAGAGGTTTGTATGACTTCAGAGTTACAGTTCAAAACACTCCTGAAGATTTAGATAAGAACCAAATGATTGGTAAAATCTATATCAAACCAACTAAATCTCTTGAATTCATTGACATTGAGTTCTTAATCACTCCAACAGGAGCATCGTTTGAGAATATCTAAAATGATAACATAATTTTAAAAGCCCCCTTAATTGGGGGTTTTTTATTTAACTGAATATTTATAAGATATGAAAGACATTTTTGAAGGGTTTACAGAAGAAGGCACTCCGGATTTAAAGTATTACGCTTTTGACTGGGATGACAACATTATGTATATGCCAACCAAAATAATCCTTAAAGATGATAAAGGTAAAGAAATTGGTATGGGAACTCACGATTTCGCAAAGTATCGTACAATGATTGGAAAAGAAGAATTTGAATATAATGGACATACTATTGTAGACTTCTCTGAAGAACCTTTTAGAAACTTTAGGGAACAAGGTGATAAAGATTTTATTATTGGTAGTCTTATTGGTAAAAAAGGTCCGGCTTGGAGTGACTTTGTGGAGGCAATCAATGGAGGGTCAATATTTGCAATCATAACTGCTCGTGGACATAATCCTATGGCGATTAAAAACGCTATTAGACAACTGATTGAAGGTGAAATTGGTGGAATTTCTAAAAAGGAACTTGTGAAAAACCTTCGTAAATACCGTGACCAAATTAAAGGACTTTCAACGGAAAAATTAGAGGATAAACAATTAATTGATTTATATATGAATATGAATCAATATTCACCTGTGACTTATGGGGAAGGTAGTGCTGCCAATCCTGAAGATGGTAAGGTGGTTGCTATGAGAAAATTTATTTCTTATGTTAGACAACAATCTCAAATGTTACAACAGGATGTAGAAATGATTGACGACGTATCTAACAGATTTGTACCTACAATTGGATTTTCAGATGATGATGAAAGAAATTTACAAGCTATGTCAGATAAATTATCTGATGAAGAAGAAAAAAGTTTAAAAATGTATACTACTAAAACTGGTGAAAAAAATAAATTTAATGATGCTAATACCGGAGACTAGTAGAAATATTCACAAAAAAAAACAAAAGTAAATAGATTTTTCTTTTGACATATATTTATATAAGAATAAAACAGAAAAAAACAAAAAAACATTATGGCTGATTTGCTGATGAAAATGCCGATTCCTTACGAACCGAAAAGGCAGAATAGATTTATATTAAGATTTGATTCCTCTTTAGGAATTAATGAATGGTTTGTTGAATCTACAAGTAGACCACACATCACAATCGGTGCTACGGAGATTCAGTTCTTAAACACTTCAACATTCGTTGCAGGTAGATTTAACTGGCAGACAATTAACGTTACTTTCCGTGACCCAATTGGACCGTCAGCTGCACAAGCTCTTATGGAGTGGGTTCGTCTACACGCTGAGTCTGTTACAGGACGTATGGGTTACGCTGCGGGTTATAAGAAAAACATTGATTTGGAAATGTTAGACCCAACAGGAGTTGTTGTAGAGAAATGGTTGTTACAAGATACTTTCTTAACTGACGTTAACTTCAACGCTTTAGGTTACTCTACAGATGGTTTAGCGACTATCACGGCAACTTTAAGACCTGACAGATGTATTTTAGTGTACTAATTTAAAATTAATATTAATAAGAGCCCCACATTTGTGGGGTTTTTTGTTTACTAAAACTTTTTTCTTGATTATTATAAGTAATAAAAACAATTTTATATGGATTCAAAAGAAGCGGGACAAATAGGTTTTAACTTACCTCACGATATTGTGACTTTACCTAGTGGTGGTAAATTTTACAAAAACAAAAAGAAAAGTGTTAAAGTTGGATTTTTAACGGCATCAGATGAAAATCATTTGATGAATATTAAAAAGGCTGACTCACAATCAATTATTAATGCGTTAGTTAGAAATAAACTATATGAGCCAGATTTGAAACCTGAAATGATGTTGGATGGTGATATTGAAGCAATATTAGTATTTTTAAGAAATACTTCATTTGGTTCTGAATATAATTTACCGGCCATTGACCCCGAAACAGGTGAACCATTTGTTGGTAAGGTTGACTTATCAGAACTGAATATTAAACAATCTTCAGTTGAACCTGATGAAGAGGGACTTTTTATTGTTACATTACCAAAAAGTAATGTTACTGCTAAAATAAAGTTACTAACATTTGGTGAGGATTTAGACATCGTTAAACAACTTGAAAATTATCCACAAGGGTTGGTACCACCAAAGGCTACTCAAACACTATTACATCAAATAGTTGAATTAAACGGAACGAGAGATAAAGGTGAAATTGCCAAAGCAATTGAAAAAATGCCTATTATGGACTCAAAATACATCCGTAATTTCTTAATTGAAAATGAACCAAGATATGACTTAAAGAGAGAATTAATCGCCCCGTCCGGAAGAAAGGTAACGTTGAACGTGACCTTTGGGGTGGAGTTTTTTCGGCCTTTCTTCTGATTTTTACAGCCATCAAATGGATGAGTTTTTTATCTTATCCTCAAAGATGAATATTTCTTATTATGACTTTTTAATCTTACCAATTTTCCAAAGAAGATATTTGGTAAATAAAATAATAGAGATTCATACGCCTAAAACTGAGTAAAAAACTAAACTCTAATTATTTATTGATATGGCGGGATTTTTAGAAAATTTAGGTGAAGGTCTTAATGATGTATTACAAGGATTCACATCTGCGTTAGGAGGTTCATTAGCAAAAGTATTAGATAGTGGAACTATCGCTAAAGCGATAGAAGAAGTTGACATAGGGATGACTAAAGTTATCAACACTATGGGTGGGGGTAGAGAGTTGTCTTATTTAATTAAAAACAATATTGCCGGAGCTTATACTGATGTAAAATTATTAGGTGGCTCTTTAGACGACATTGTAACAATCCAACAAGATTTAGTAAACAATACAAATAAACAAGTTATTTTACAAAAAGAGTATTATGATGATTTATTTGCAACAACCCAAGTTACGGGAGAACTTGCCGGTACTTTAATTAATGCATTTGATAATGCTGGCAAATCTGTTTATGATATTAAAGACACTATGGAAGGTGTTGTTAATCAGTCTAGAGCTATGGGATTGGATGCTCAAGAAGTGTCAAGTCGTATGGTTTCAAACCTTGATAAAATGAATATGTACGGGTTTGAAAGAGGAATTCAAGGTTTATCTAAAATGGCGGCAACATCAGCGATGTTTAAAATGGATATGTCAAGTACATTTAATTTGGCAGATAAATTAATGGGTCCTGAACAGGCTGTTGAGTTCTCCGCGAGATTACAAGCGTTAGGTATTCAAAGTGAACTTGTTGACCCATTCAGAGCAATGGACTTAGCAACTAACAATGTTGAAGAATTACAAAACCAAATTGTTAAGCTAGGACAAGGAATGACGTTTGTCAATCAAGAAACCGGACAAGTTGAAATCTTCAAAGAAAAACGTGGTGTTATTAAAGAACTTGCCGCGGCTGCGGGTATGGGAGCTGCAGAATTTGCTAAATTGATAATTCAATCAGAAACTGCAAAATTAAAAATGGCTCAAATTAAAATGCCTGATTTTAATGTTACTGAAGAACAAAAAACAATGATTGCCAATTTATCAGCGATGAAAGAAGGTGCTCAAGGTAAAGGTTACTATATCCAATTTGAAGATAAACAAGGTAAGACTCAAGAAAAATTAGTGTCCACAATTGATGAAAAAGATTTACAAGCAATTTCTGACCAATACGCTAATCCAAAAAGTATGGAGGATTTACAAAAAGAACAAAGAGATTTCTTGTCAAGAATGGCTGACAGTTTGGAGGCCATTGAAAATTCGGGTGGTATGTCTATTGCGGGTTCAAAATTAGGTGGTGCCGTTGTTGATTTATCATTAGCTGCAAACGATTTAATTCTTGAACCAATTGCTAAAGCGTTAGATACAAAAGGTATTTCTAAAAGTATTGACGATGCTGGTGATAATTTAAAAGACATTTATACTAGTATTACTAATGTCGCAACAGGATTTGATGGTACAGTTGCGGGATTTAGTAATTTATTTTCAGGTACTTTAAGTAGTATAGGTGATGCGGTTAATAGAGCTAGTATTAGGTTTGAAGACAATCTTAAAAGAGTTGAACAAACAAGTTTATTTAAAGACAATAGTGTTGTTCAAACCGGAACTAGTGGAATTAATCTACCACCGTCAGTGAGGGAAGTAATAAAAGACGGATTTGTTTTTGGTGATGGTAATAGTAAACAGGTAGTTCAAACACACCCTGATGATAATGGATTTTTTGCTCAAAGAGAAGGTATGTTAAAGATGATGGGTGGTGGGGATATTATTGAAAAGATGAAAGAGATGACAAGGGAAGCTAATAGTAGAAATAACGTTGATACAAGTATGATGGCTTCAATGAATAGGGCAATGTCTGAATCTATGTCAAAACCACAAGACGTAAATCATAAAATGGACCCTGTTGAACACAAAGGTGATATAAAAATTACTATGGATTTTTCAAATGTTCCGGCAAATCTTGATGTAAAACATTTAAATAATGCGTTTCAGAATAATCAAGGATTGATAGAAGGTTTGGTTAACGCTGTTAAGAAAAAAATAAATAACAATGGAGTGACAAACGCACCTTCAGATTATAACGAATCATACTTAAGGGGTTAAAAATTTAAGTTGTCTCTATTTATTAAAAAACGTAATAAATGCCTGAAGTGCCATTATCCTATATCAGTACACAGTCTTTAAGAGACTCACTATTAGCAAAAAATCTACCACCATATAATGTGGAAGGTTCGTTTACGTCAAACGTAAATAACCCGACATTTGAGATTGTACAGCCGGTTAGTGGTGTAATTGATACTCCAAGTGTGAGTACAAATATGTTTTCACCAATGTCACAATCAAGGATATTAGGTTCATTAAATCAATATGGACCAACAAGAATATTGGATGGTGCTGAATTTATTACAACACTACAAACAACAAATTCAACTACAACATTTGATGCTGATGGTAACCCTGTGGGTTCTATTGGTAATTTTAATGAATATACGATTAATGATGAAAAATTACCGATTATTACATCTGATTTTTACAGATTGGCGGTTGGTGTTAATAAGTTTGGAACAACCGCAAACGGACTATTATATTTTGTTACAACAGTTATATTACCTGGTTTAGGTCAACCATACTACACAAATATTATTGGTAATTCATCAAGTTATACATTACTTTCATTATTAACTGAAGATAATCCACAAGGTAGTAATGGTTCATTGTCAAATGACACTGTTTTAGTAAAAATTGGTGCTCAAAAACTTAAAGACTATTTTACTGAAAGAATTAGCAGGGAAATTGCTGATATGTCGAACCCTATCAATACGGACGCATTATCTAATCCATTTGAAATGATTACAGGTGTTGAACCTTTAATTGATAGAGATTTTAGAATTACTGTTGGTAGTACAAGAATATTAACAACACTTGAAAGAATTAGTGGTACATATTTTCCTGATTCAATTATACCAGGACAATATTTAACTGACCCAAATAGTGAACAAAGTTTATATGGTCAAATTAAAAGTGCGTTTAACAGAACAGGGTTAGGTAGTTTAGCTCAAAGAATTTTTAGGACCAACCAAGATACTCCGTCAGAGTTATTTTTAGTTAATACAGGTGGTGCTCAAAAATCTTTTTTATTCAAAAATTTAGATTTTAACTTATACAAACCATATTATAATAGACCAATTTTACAAAGATTAGCAAATGCAATTAATCCATTTGATAATCAATCAAGCGCGGGTTATTACTACGTAGGTTCAAAAACAATTAATGTTAGTACTTTAACCTCACCTTCAGGTGAATTACCTGAAAATAGTCAAGGTGAAGAGTTATCTGCGATAGTTTATGGTCAAGACGTTGTATCGGAAGAGTTTGAAGGAAAACAAATCTCAAGTATTAAGTTTGGTTTAAAAGGTCAGGCGACAACGGATTCAAGTGCAAACGTTGATGGGGGGTTTGTTTGGTCGTCAACTAAAACAATCAGTAATGCTGGTAAGAGAGCTGGTTTATCGGGTACTACTCGTGTGGACCCAGAATATCGTATTATTGAAAATATTATTACAGGACACGCTTCAGAAGTATTACTGTCCTCAACAAACACGGATTTTGTTAGAGATAATAGTTTATTAGTTAAAACACAACAATTAATAGACGCCGCGGATAAGGTTGATGGACAAAGAAAATTAAAACACGCAGGTAACGCAATTAATCAAATCAGTAAAGTTTTTCACGATGGTTATAAAATAATGACCAAGGGTTCTCAAGTAATGGCGTTTACTGACGACAACTCAAATCCTATTGGTTATGAATATTGTCGTGTGTTTACTAAAGACACTCCATACTATACTCATAAAGATTTACAAAAAACTACCGCAAGAATTGATGGAGGTGAGATTAATGGTAACATCAGAAAGTCAACATACTCTGTATTTGATTCAACATTTAATTTAAACATTGCACCTTCAAGTGAAGAAAGTTCAACAAATATGTTTAATGTTCAAAGTGAAAATGCATCAGTTAAAAAGTATATGTTTTCAATTGAAAATTTAGCGTGGGCAGGTTCAACAAGAGCGGGTCTACAGTATAAAGATTTACCCTCTTGTGAGAGAGGTCCTAACAAAGGTAGAGTTATGTGGTTTCCACCGTATGGAATTAGTTTTTCTGATACTTCAACTCCTAATTTTCATTCTAATTCATTCCTTGGAAGACCGGAACCGATTTATACCTATAAAGATACTACAAGAACAGGTAGTTTAAGTTTTAAAATAATTGTTGACCATCCGTCAATTGTTAACTTATTAGTTGACAAAGTTTATAAAAATATGGATGATAAAACATTAAATAAAATTTTAGATTCATTCTTTTCAGGATGTAAAAATTATGACTTATATGATTTAGCTACAATATATCAAAATGTTCCACCTGAATTTTTCTTTGAGGTTGAAGACATATTAGGTAATGAAACTACAATACAACAGACTATAGATTATATAGAGGGAAGTGCGACTATAACTACCCCTAATCCTAACTCAATCCCACCTCCACCATCATCTTTTAACCCATCAGATTATGCAGGTAAATATGGATTTTTTTATCAAAATGATTACCCTGATGAAGACACTCGTAAAACAACAACAACTACTAATTACCAAGATTTATATTCGGTTTATATAGGTCAACAATCTAATTATGAATTTGCCGCAAATCCTGACCAAGTGGAAGGAATTAATGAAATGTTTAGTGTAATTGAATATAATTGGGAAAAAGTTCAAGAGCTAATGAAAAATTTATATGCTGATTTAAGTGAGGGTATAATTGAACAATGTACAATTACTTTAACTGGTACTACATCCCCAACTGCAAGTGTTCCGTATAATAAAGACTTAGCATCTAGAAGGGTTAGTAATGTTGAGAATACATTTAAAACTTATAAGTTTGATGGACAAAATGATTTTTCTAAATTAATTCAAGATAAAAAATTAATATTTAAAAAAGAGGCTCTTGGTGAAACAAAAAGCGTTTGGGTTTATGGGGATAACGATTTTAAAAAGAACTTAAATTGTGGCGATAATGATGACCCAATTTTCTACACCGTAAATGGTGAGGGTGGACCTAGACCAAACCAAATTTATTCAGCAAATGCTATGGGATGTAGACAAGTAGGTTTTGGAAAAATTGACTTGACTCTTGGTAAAGATGGAGAACAACAACCTGATAATGGTGAGGATTCAGTTACAAACACTTATGTAACAAAAAGGCCTGTTACAGGTACAACAACTACAACAAAAGAAGTTAAAATAGGTGAAAAACAAAAAGTTAGACAAAAAATTGCTAAAAGGCTTTTAAGATATCTTTTAAGTGAATGTAGTTATTTTGATATGGTTAAGGGTGAGGACCCAAACTTTTATGATAATATGAGACAAAAGTTAAAACATTTTCATCCGGCATTTCACTCAATGACTCCTGAAGGATTAAATTCAAGATTAACATTTTTACAACAATGTGTTAGACCTGGAGACACAATTCAAACAAAAGGTATAGATGGTGAGACAATTTCAAATGATGCTGTTAACACTTCTTTTGGTACACCACCTGTTCTTGTTTTAAGAATTGGTGATTTTTATAATACTAAAATTATACCAAATTCATTAAGTATAACTTATGACCCATTGATTTTAGATTTAAACCCTGAAGGTATTGGAGTCCAACCTATGATTGCAAACGTAACTTTGGGATTTGCAATTATTGGAGGTATGGGATTAAAAGAACCTGTTGATAAATTACAAAACGCACTATCATTTAATTTTTACGCAAATACTGAAATGTATGATGAAAGAGCTGATGAAACTGAAAGTACAAAGACTTTGGATGAGGCAATATTTGCAGCAATATTTGACGGGAGACCTATCACACCTATAACTAATAATGGCGTCCCTGAAACTAATGGGGGAACAACAATTGGCGACATACAACAAATATTTCGACATTCTTCAGGAACTACAGGCACAACTAGTTATACTAAAATAATGGACACCTTATTAGATAGTACTATTGGTTATTTTGATACTGTATATCAAAGTACTCAAAAAATTACAGATAACTATGGTTATGGTATGACACAATTAACGACAAAATATCATAATTGTTATAATGGTCAAATACGAAGATTTACTTCACCTACCACAAGTGAAATTGCTGGAAGATATGTTGATTATCAAAGAACGTTAGAAGATTTGACAAATAATTTGATTGATAATATTGATACAAATTATATTGTGGTAGCATTAGATGATGCTGGGTTTAGAAATTCGGATATTAAAAAATTTAAAACAAATTTAATTAACGTTTTTAATGAGTGTAAAGTTTATAATTTAAATGGAGTAAGTGAAATTATTAATAATTTAACCACAGTACAACAAAATTATACCCAAGTTTTAAGAAAATTAGATTATGTTGATTTTGCTAGTGATGGTCAACTTAAAGTTAACAATAGTGTAACTGTTTACGGTTTAAATTCGGGAAGTACTGTTTTTTCGGGTATTCAAGTAAACTACGGACAAGTAGGTACTGACTTGAATGATTTTATTGCGTTATTTAAAGATAATGGATTTTTAACCGATACCTACGTTACAGAAACTTTTGCAATTAATCCTTCATTATCTAACTATGCTATACAATCTCAAAAAATGGGTACATTAATGTATGGTTTATATCATATATCATTAATTGATGATTTTGTTAAAAAATTAACTGTAAATTTAAATTCAGTTAATTCTCCTCAAAAAATGTCAGAGGTTATTAAAAGTAATTTACTTTATATAATGGGTTTATATTATGAATTACAAAATTCTGCAGTTAGTGATTTTTTATATGTGACAACCGAATTTAATAAACTTTATTCTAAAGAAAAATATACTCCATTTGTTAAAGGGATTGAAAGGACACTTTCATTTACTCAACTTACAACTCCGACATCACAACAACAAACAGAATTACAAAATATTTACAAAACTGTTAACTTAACAAATGAATTAATTACATTTAATGATAAACTAAAATTCATATAAACTATGCCATTTCAGTATTATAACCGTTATAATTCATTCCTTTTTAATGGGGAACAAACTGTTGTGCCATATGTTAGATTAACAAGTAAATCGACAGATAGAAGATATACTTATAAAATTGGTCGTTCTCGTTTAGATAAAATTTCTCAACAATTTTATGACACACCATATTTTGGTTGGTTGATATTACAGTGTAATCCCCAATTTGGAGGTATGGAAAATAATATACCTGATGGGTATCCTTTGAGAATACCATTTCCTTTAGAGAGTAGTCTGTTAGATTATAAAAATCAATTAGATAATTATTTCTTCTATTATGGCCGTTAACAGCACTGACAAATCCGAAAGTATATATATTGACTTAGATTACGAAAATATTTTTCTTGTAGACCCAAACTCTGTAAATGGTGAAAATGGTAAAGAAGATAGGTATGTAAAACACGAAAATTTAGTAATGTATGCTAACTTGGAATGTAAATTAACACCAAGAAGTAAATTAGTTTATGGTGTCGCAAACAATCAAGTTGGGTCTGAGACTGTTACTATTGGTAAGATTAATTTTCTTAAACCTGGTGACAAAGAATTTTTATCTAACAATTATTTAAGTGAACTGTTAGGTACAGATGCTGCCGTTAACACCGCTAGGTCT